GTAAAGAATTTACAAAACTAGCTGTTAATACATTTGATAAATTAACAAAACCTGCAAGCGTGTTTAGCAAAAATGGAGAGAGAATAAAAACAGACTCAACTTTTAAAATATTGCAAACGGCAAAAAAGATAGCAGACAAAGACCCAGAAAGCAAAATATTTGAACCCATTTATATGTGCCCTTTTTCTTGGTGGTTGTCAGCAGGCAAATGTTATAGTTTAGAAGAACCAACGAGACTTGATGGTAATAGTACGGTTTTTGGTTATAAACTACCATCGATAAAAGAGATATTTAACAAAAGTTATGTGATACAGCATTTTTTTGAAAGCAGTTTTAAGACGGATATTTTTAAAACGTCTGATTTTTTTAAACGGCTTCCAAAAGAATGTTTATTGGCAAAAGAATATGACTACATTATGAGGTGATTATGAGCAACGTAGTTCAAGAATTTTTTAATAACAGAACGCCAGAAAATACAGAATTATACAATGCGTTTAAAAGAGGTGAAGTCGATATTTTTGGCAACAGACAAGATTCGCCAAATTATTCATTAGCGATTAGTTCGCAAAATCCAAATTTGGGAGACACTTCTGTATTATCGAATGCGTTCACAAGTGTAGGGTCAAGTTCCGATCCAATGCCTTTAACGTCTATGTTTGAACTTAACAATATGTACCAAGAAATACTTGGCAGACCTTTTACAGACGGAGATGAAATATTGCAAGTTTACAGCATGATGACACCAGAAAGTGTAAGAGAAGAATTAATTAATTCACCAGAAGCACAAATATATAGAAAAGGTGGGTCTGATTTATCTCTTAATGATAGAACAAGAGCATTAAGCGAGTTTGGAGGTGGTTTGTCAAATATACAAGATACTACAAATGATGGCGTTAAAGATATTAATGATTTGCTTACGTACATTTCTGACACAGGGTATGACCCAACACAGTTTGGCAACGCAGAACTTATAAATATGCAGATTACACCTGGGCTAAATACAGTGCAAACGAATACACCACAAGGGTTTTATGGGGTAAACCCAAGTTCAGGGTTAGCTGAGTTAATGACGACTGCTCCAGAAAACCTTATGTTTAGAAGTGGTGCCCGTGGGTTTACAGACAACTTGCCTAGTAATTTAGAATTTGGAATACCAGCGGCATTTGCAAATGTACCTGTCTTTCAAAGACAAACAATGGCAGATTTTGAAGCTGCAGAAAAAGCAAAAATTGCAGAAGCAAACAAAAATAGAAAAAAATCTCAAGGAATGGACGCAAATTTTAACCTATCTAGCAAATCACCGTTTGCTAATTATTAAATGACAGAACAGGAAGCAAGAGAATTATTAGAAAACACGGCTTTTAAAAAGTCGGTGGAAACTATTACTAACGAATATTTATCACAAATAGCAAATAGTTCGGTAGAAGATTTTGAACAAAGAGAAGAAGCATATCGAATGATAAAGGCTTTACAAAAAATTATTGGACACTTTGAAAGCATTGCTTATAACAAAGCTGTTCATAATGCAAAATGGAAATTTTTTTAAAAGGAAAATAAATGAGCGAAACTGTCAACCAAGAACAAGGCATGGAATCGTTAAACGTAGAACAGGCCGCAAGTAAAATAATGGGATTAATGGAACCACAAGAGGAACCACAAGGTGACCCTCAAGAAGAACCTGAAACTCAGGAAGTTACCGAAGCCGAAGGGCAACTAGAGGAAACTCAAGAAGCACCAGAGGAAGTAGAAGAAACAGAGATTCAAGAAGAAGAAGCACCTGAAATTCCAACCTATCGAGTAAAAGCCGAAGGTGAAGAACACGAGGTTACTTTAGATGACTTGAAACAAAGTTTTCAACTACAAGCTAATGTTCGTAAAAAGATGGAGTCATTGGCTCATGAGCAAAAAGAAATTGCTGAATTAAAAACTAATCTGCAAAAACAAGAACACGATAACCAAAATAACGCAAAGGTTCGTGCTCAATATGCAGATGAAATAACAAGAGTTCAAGAATTTCTAAATTCTCAACAAGCCGATATTTCAAAACTTAAAGATACAGACCCTGTGCAGTATGCAATAAAACTCTCAGAACAACAGGAAAGAGAAAAACAAATTCAAGTATTACAGCAGAAGAAACAAAACCTTGCCTTTGAGCAACAAGCGGAGAATCAAAAGCTGTTAGAAAAAAGAATGCAAGTAGAAAAGCAAAGACTGTTGGAAAGGGTGCCCGATTTACAAGACCCAAGTAAAGCTACGGAAATAACTAATAAGATGCGTGATTATGCGCGCAGTAAAGGTTATTCAGATAACGAAATTAGTAGCGTTATGGACAGTAGGTTTATAGAAATGGTATACGACGCTGTTTATCCTAAGCAATTAGCAGAAAAACAAAAAGTCGTAATGAAAAAAGTAAAAAGTGCACCAAAAATGGTAAAGAGTGGTGTTTCTGCACCTGCTAGTACAGAGTCTGAAAAAATAAGAAAACTTAAATCAACCGCTAAGAAAACAGGCAAAGTTAAAGATGCCGCAAAGTTTTTCGAAGCGATGCTATAGGAGATTAGTGACATGGCAGTATTTACAAACCATGCGGCCGTTGGTGCAAGAGAAGACCTACAAGATGTTATATACAGCATCAGCCCAACGGACACGCCTTTTATGAATTCAATAGGTCAAGGTAAGTCATCAAACACTTTACATGAGTGGCAAACAGATGAATTAGCGGCAGTAAACGTAAGTAATGCGGCAATTGAAGGTGCAGATGCTAGTACAGCAACACTTTCGGCTACAACAAGACTTAATAATCAGTGCCAAATTTTACAAAAAACAATTAGTGTATCTCGCACACTTGAAGCAATGGATAAAGCAGGTCGTAAAAGCGAGCAAGCTTACCAATTAGCCAAGGCTTCCAAGGAAATTAAGAGAGACCTAGAGGCTATTCTTTTATCAAATCAGATAAAAGACGCAGGCTCTGCGGCAGAAGCCAGAACTTTGGGCGGTATTCAAACATGGCTTAACACGAATGGTGACTTTGGTTCTGCGGGTGTTGCAGGTAGTTTGGGCTCTACAGCAAGGACAGATAGTTCAGAAGCTGAAAGAACCTTTACAGAAACTATGCTAAAAACAGTAATTAAAGAAGTATACGAATCAGGCGGTGACCCATCCATCTTGATGGTAACACCAGCACATAAGCAAACTGTTTCTACATTTGCAGGTATAGCGGAACAAAGGTATATGGCACCAAGCGACCAGCCATCTACAATTATTGGGGCGGCAGATGTTTATATGTCAGACTTTGGAACAATTTCTGTTGTACCAAATAGATTTATGATATCTGGTAACTCAGCAGATGATGTTGCTCTCGTTCTTGACCCAGAGTATTTGGAGGTAGCATTTTTCAGAAACTTTAGTACGAATGAGCTTGCAGTTGCAGGAGACCAAGCGGCAAAACAGCAATTAGTTACAGAGTGTACCTTAGCAGTATTAAACGAAGGTGCTTCTGGTATTGTGGCTGACTTGTCATAACTTCCCCAGAGGGGTTGGTTTATTTCTCCATAGTTGTATAACTACCAAGAAAAAATCTAACTGGGCCAACCCCTCACCTTTATTTTTTAAACATGGAATTTAAACAAACAAAAGTACATAAGTCTGATGATGGTGGTGTAATAATTGAAGATGTTCAAGACTGCTCTGCAATTATTGAGCAAAATAAAAAAGAATTTAATTCTTTTGATGAAAACGCTAGATGGTCAGATGAAATGTTTGGTAATAAAATTGCGTCAATACCTTTGACTGTAATTGATTCGCTAAACAAAAAGGGTATATTGCGTGGGTTTAAAATTTTAGATGAAAAGGCTTTTAAGGCTTTTTTAAATGACCCTGACAATAGATTTTTTAGAACAAGAACAGGTAGAGTGTAATGGCTTTTTCTACATACGCAGAATTACAAACACTTGTGGGTAACTATCTTGCAAGAGATGACTTATCGACACAAATTGTTGATTTTATAAAATTAGGTGAAGTGCGTATGCGTAGAGATTTGCGTTTACGTCAAATGTTAACTTCTACAGATTTAACAGTCAGCACAACCGATGTCGCAATACCTAGTGATTTTCTTGAACTAAGAGAACTACATATAGATTCTAATCCAATTACACAATTAGATTATTTGCCGCCAACAACATTTTTTAGAACAGCAAGAACTACAGAAAATGGTAAACCCGTTTTTTATACAATGGATGGTACAAATTTTAAATTTGGCCCGCAACCTGATACAACTTATACAGGAAAATTATTGTATTATGCGTCCCCAGATTTTCTAAGCGACAGTAATACCAGTAATACTTTTTTAACTGTTGCCCCTGATTGTTTATTATATGCGGCGTTAGGTGAGTCTGAACCATTTTTAATGAACGACCAAAGGCTGGCGGTTTGGGCAAATTTATATCAACGAGCAATAACGCAACTAACATCTGCTGACGATAGAGGAGAGTTCAGTGGCAACCCAATGTCGATGAGTGTCAACTAATGGAAAAAGTAACTTTCGGGGAATGGCTACCAGACCAACCACCAGTTGCGGGTGCGTTAGTAGAGGCAAAAAATGTTATACCACAACAGATAGGATATGGACCTCTACCTACTGTATCAGCAATTAGCAACGATGCTGGTGAAAACTTAAACAGCGTTTTTTCTGGTAGGTTCGGAAATACGATTAAGGTTTTTGCATCTTCAAGTACCAAACTTTATGAATACAGCTCAAACACCTTAAATTTATCAAATGTAAGTCAAGCTGGTAATTACAGCGCAAATACTTCTGGCAGGTGGTCAACAGCACAATTCGGAAAAGTTGTTTTAGCTGCAAATGGCGAAGAAATACTACAAGCTTATACACTTAGTACAAGTAGCAGTTTTGCTGATGTAGCGAGTGCGGCACCAACTGCACATTTTGTAAGTGTTGTAAGAGATTTTGTTGTTTGTGGTAAAACTAACGAAGAACCAAATAAAGTTTTATGGTCAGATATAAATGATGAAACAGACTGGGTAAGCGGCCCAACAAGTCAATCTGATTTTCAGTTGATACCTGATGGCGGTAATATACAAGGTATTACAGGTGGTGAATTTGGACTTATCTTTTTACAAAAAGGTATATCAAGAATGACGTATGCAGGTGCACCACTTTACTTTCAGTTTGATACAATTAGTAGAGGATTAGGTTGTTTGGAGCCTAAATCGATTGCCCAATATGGCAATCTTTCATTCTTTTTATCTGATGATGGATTTTATTTATGTGACGGTCAACAAGTTCGGCCGATAGGCGCAGAAAAAATAGATAGATTTTTCTTTAACGATGCAGAAATTGCTTTATTAAATACTATGTCTGTTGCGGTCGACCCAATACGAAGATGTATTTTTTGGCTTTATACAAACAATAGTTCTGTTCAATCAATATTAATTTATAATTGGCAAATTCAAAAATGGTCGCGAGGTGAAACATCAGCAGACTTTGTGAACAGCATTGAAACAGAAGGTATAAGTGTTGAGTCATTAGATAATTATGCTTCTAGTATTGATGCTCTTACAATATCTCTTGACGATAGATTTTGGGTAGCAAACAGTACTTTACTAGCAGGTGTTCAGGGTCAAAAAATAGTTGCTTTTTCTGGTGAAAACACTGGGGCTGAAATAATTACAGGTGATTTGGTAGGACAAAATTCTGTTATTAACTTAGCAAAACCACAAGTAGATTCTGGTACAGCAAATGTTTCAATCGCAAGTAGAACAAGATTAGATAGCGAAGTTAGTTTTGGTACAGTTGCTAGTGCAGATAGTGAAAATAGGTGTGCGTTACGCAGTCATGGTAGGTATCACCGTATCAAAGTGTTACCTAGTGGTAACTATACTGCGGCAGTTGGGGTAGATTTAGATATTAAAGCGAGGGGTATGCGTTGAGCGAATATCGTGTTTTACCATATTCAGGCGGTACACCTAGGCAAATATCCGAAGTTGTTAATAATGCAATGGGAGGTAAAATAAACTGCACAGGCAGTATTACCTTAGACCAAAGTACAACAAGCACAACTTTACATGATTCACGCCTTGCGCACGAAACAGTTATTTTATTAATGCCAACAAATCAAAGAGCGGCAGAAGAAATCGGCCATGGTCATGTGTATGTGACAGACAGGAATATAGGTT